ATTTATTCTTGTTTGGTAAGTATCATTAGTAGATATGAAAGCAGCGTCTTCTTCTATTTTAGTAGTAAATTTTAACTTGTACGAGTTTGAAAGTTTACTTAACTTTGCTACTTCATACTCTTCTGATCTTTGACCAGCTCCATAAAATATTACTTTAAGTCTAGCAAACTCATATTGAGTTAAGTGTAAGTCATCACCATATACAGCTTCAAAAGCGTCTGACTCTACTGTTATAAACAAAGTATCTTGACCACCCCAACCTCTAGTTGAATTACCTATATTTGAACCCGCATCGTATAAAATTCCTAGATTTTTCTTTTCTGTCTTAATAAAGTCTGGCGCTTCGTTTTCTATAGCTAATATCTTGTATCTAGCTCTTTCTGTAACAGGCTCGTCAGATCCATGGGCTTTTTTTAATAACAAGAAAGTTTCTTCGTCCATCTTGTTACGCTCTGACGAAGGAAAGCTTAACCATATATTACCGTCAGCTGCTTCATACCATCTGTCCATAGCCATGCTATAATACTCTGAAGAAGTTTCTTTAACATAGTAAGATATGTATTTAGCCCAATCAGGAAGTATTGTGTTAGATGACAGTCTGCAGCTTAATCTATTTCTTCTAGTTGCCGCTGTTTTTGGAACTTCAATAATAGCGTCTTTGCTAGTCAATACTGGAGTTTCTCTTCCATATTCATCGCTATAAACTACACCTATTTGATATTTTCTAATACTTTTTACAGAAGGAGCACTAACTTCGTCATCTTCTAAATTTATAGAATGTAAGTTTAATCTAAACAAAGGATCGTTTTCTACGGTATAGTTTTGCAAATAGTTAGCATACACTAATCTGTTAGCTGTTATTTCCTGAGCTAAAGCTTGCCTTGGTACATTATCATAAGGTCTTATTAACTGATTAGAAGGAACAACCGCATGCACCATATCTGTAGTAACACTGTACTCACCTCTAGCATTAGCATCAGTAGCAAAGTCTGGCCATATAGGATGCTCGTCAGTTGGCTTTATTGTCTTTATAGTATATACAGTAGGGTTGTTTGTTTTCTTTAATAATAAATCTATTTCAACAACATCTTCTGGCCTAGTTCCGTCTTTGTGGTAGTAATCTGTTAGCTTCAAAGCTTTTAATTGATTACGCATACCCAAGTTAAAACCTTTTTTAGGTAGGTAATCGTATATATCAGATAGAAAAGCTACCTCAGAAAAAGGAGCAAACGGTGAGTATTCACCATCTTCGTATTTATATCTGTATGAAAATCTAACAAACTCTTGCTCAAATAAGGCGTCTTTATCAGCTCTTCTTACGTTCCAAAGATTTGCGGCTGTTGTGTAGCCTGGGCTTACAGATAATATTTCTAACTCAAAGCCTGTGGTAAATAAATTGTCTGGACCAATAACTAAAGAGCTAGTAACTCTACCTATTACTTGGGCAGACTGCTCGTCAAAAGTATCTGAAGAAGCATCATCTGCTATATCGTTAGCGTCTGGATCTATAAAAAATAATTTATCACCTACTCTAGCATCAAAAGGTAGAGCAAATGATTTTCCGTTTGTACCGTCTATTTGTAAAGTAGAACCAGCTACTAAACCACCCATTTGAAAGTTATTAGCGGTAGTAACAGTTGGTAGATTTTCTACTCCACTTGAGTTTGTTCTTTCATCACCATCACTAGATCTAAACATTTTTAATGTTAAAGGCTGTGTTGGTGCTTTTCTAATTACTGTTATATGCTTTTCTTCCACATGCACAGGTACTCTTACGGCTGTGTCTGTAACAACTTTAAATTGACCTTCTTCAGAAGTAACAAGTCTAGTATGGAAATAAGGAGTGTCACCAGTAAAAGTACTGTTGTTTGGATTAGGTGATTGATAGTTTGTTAAGCTACCTCCGTTTAAGTGTCTATCTCCACCAGTGCCTAATATAGATCTTTCTATATTTATCTTTTTAGGCTCGCTAAAATTATCAGTCCAAAATAAAAAATCATCTAAAACGTTAACACCAGTTATAAGTCTATGTTTAGAGAAGTTTAAAACTCTATCAGCTCTAAACGTAACTACATCTCCTTGACTTATAGTCACAGCCTCACTAACTGTTATATTCCATCTACTATTTCCAGAGTCGTAGCCTATATTTGTTATAGTAATATTGTCATCAAAACTTATAGAGCTAGTAACTAAACGCATACCAATTCTTGTGCCAGTAGCGTTGTATGTTGAAACTCCAAGGTCAGGTATAACCACCGTTGTGCTACCGCTTGAAGCTATAGAGGCGGTCGTCTTAGCGCTAAATATATCAACAAAAACATAAGTGTTTTTCTCTGACTCAGTGTTGTATTTTATTATATAATCTTTTCTAATATTTGGAGTACCAGTAGCTGTTCTTTTATCACCATCAGAAATGAAATAAAATATATCATCTGTTTCTGGTTTGTTAACTATCGCAACAATAGAACTAGTAGTATTAGCACTTAACACGCCGTTGTTAGCAAACATACTATTGTGCTTTACGTTACCCAATAAAGTTTGAGCAGATCCTACATTACTAGCATCGGAAGTAGCTATTTGTATATTTAAGGCATCACGATATTGACCTTGAGGAACAATACGTTCGTCAAGATCTTTATTCATTTTAGCCTGCGAAAAGTCGTGCTTTAACTCTGGCATGCTTTAGTGTTTTATATGTTTAGCTTTACCTCTCATGATTTGAGCTATCTCTTCAGACTTTAATTTTGAAAGTCTTAATTTAGCTTTTCTCACTTCGGCAAACCTCTCTTTTTTTATCATTGCTAGTGTTCCAGCAGGTGTATCGGCTTTACCTAATAGCACGCCATACATTACGTGTTTTGTAACTGCTTCTTCAGCAAGCTTTGGTATAACTATTTTCGTAGCATCTATACTACCACTTGTACTTACTACTCCGTCACTTATGTATTTTAATACTAAAGTTTTACCAGCCATGTTAGAACTGAAGTGAAACTTACCAGCACTTTCATCTATGTAAAAACTACCATTAGTTTGAGCGTTCTCAGGACTTAATCCATATCTAGCGCCTAATAAAGCGTCGTATACATCTTTGTCTGTGTTGTGACTACCTGTAGCTGGATCTACTTGTCTAGTTTCAAAATTAGCTCTAGCTGTAGAAGTTTCATCAACACTGTAAGTTGCGTTATAACCACCCCAATCAGCTATTGTGTTTTGTTCTTGTGCTGGATTAGAAGTATGTCTCGTAGGATATATTCTATGTTCTAAACCTCCTTCGTCTATCCAAGCTATTTTAGTATAGTTAACATAGTCGTGTGGCATAACTAAAACAAGAGTAGAAGGTATTACAACCTCCCAGTCTTTAGTGTTTCTAAACGTATCAAACGATAACTCTTGTATTGCTCTAATAGAATGAAACGTTACATCTTGTCTAGCAGCTTCACCACATATTTTTCCATGACCAGTATAAGCAGCCATGAAACCACTTATAAAATCTTCTAATGATAAAAATCTATAGTTACCGTGATCTCCGTCCGTGTTATAATAAGTTGCTGTATCTACGTAATTTAACGCCATCTATTTATATTTTTTGCATTTGTTCTTCAGCTGCGTTTACTTTAGCGGCTATATCTACTATCCCAGGTTTATTCAATACTATACCTGCTAGCTCTAGTATTTTTATTACTAAAGTATCTTCTTCAGAAGGATGTAATTCAAAGTTTACAGCTACAGATGAGTTGTATAAAGCCACATCGTTTACTACGACGTAGGCCCACTCTGCTTTTTTAGGTACACCAAATACTTCAGCTGTTACTCCTGAGCTTATTAAACCTGGATTATATACAGCTATGTCTTGGCCAGAAGCTACAGCATCTGTCCATATAGGATCTTGAGCAGCAGCTAACTGATGTCTTGTTGATCCTAAGAAATCATTAACTTCTTTGCTGCCTTGATATTGGCATTGTCTACCACCGTGAAATATTCTACCGTGTTGATATACATCTCTACTTGTACCACCTATTGTTACAGTTGTAGGAAATGTATGGCCACTAGTTACAGTAACTATATCAGAGAAAGGACCTAACTTTCTACCAATTAACTCTGTTATATTACTTTCTGAAGTATGGTGATCAGGATCTGGCTCTTGTCTTTCTCTCATGTTCATAGCATAGAAGTAAGACTCAAATATAGCCATCTGAGCTTGATTGGCTAATAAGTTATATTCTTGAGGTGTTATGTAACCTCTTTGTTCTTTATTTGCTAGCGCTAGCACGCGCTGATATACTGTGTCTACACTTACTGCCATTATTTATTTTTTTATAGTTAAGCAACCACCCTTAATAGAGTGGCTGCTCTACTATAGGATAGTTACGAATTTAATCGCTTTTCTACACTTGATAATACTTCCATACCTTCGTCAGTTTTAAACCACTGAGCTAGTGCAGAGTATGGATGTTCATCAAATGGTACAGTCATTAGTTTTCTATCTGTTGATCCCCATAAAAATGTTCTTTGATCAGGCGATAGTCTTATAATGTTTTGTTCGGTAGCTTTGATACCAATATTTCTAAGATGTATATTGTCATCATTAGCAACGTCTATGAACAGTAAAGGATTTCTCTTAGCAAATACAAGTAAATCTCTTTTAAGTTCCTTAGAACTCATCTCTGACACTTTAGATCCAACCTCTACACGCATTACCGCTTCAGCTTCCTCTAAAGACATGCTTTGAGCTAAGTTCATAGCCTCTAATTCTACCATTATGTAGTCAACTTCATTAGCAGCATCTTGCTTTTTGTTAACTTCATAATATTTTTTACCTGCAGATGGATGATATATAGATAAAAACTTTTGTAAAGTTACGTTTGACTTAGGAACAAATAATGATCCATCTCTAAACCAAATATGCTCTATTCTTATATCACCTTTCATTTCATCAACAAATGGTGTTCTTTGATTTCTTGAATAGCAAATTTCTCTTTCGTAACCTGCTTCTTCATCAAAGTAGTATAGTCCGCTAGATTTTAAGTGATAGCCTAGTGGCGATCTTCCGTTCAATACGTACATTCTATCTTTAACTTCCCACTCAGGTTTTTTTGATTGTGGCTTTTCAATTGCCACCTCTACCATTTCATTTGTAGCTTTTATTTCTGACTGAGCTACTTCAGCTTTCTTTGTTTGTTTCTTTGCCATAATATAATATAATAAAAAAATTAAAAAAGAGAGGAGAGAAAAACTCCCCTCTCTCTAACTATTTACTTACGAGTAAGTACCAGTTCCTTCTACTAAAATGAAGTTGTTAGCTCCTTGAGTAACTAAACATCTTTCAGTTAAGAAGTGCATGTGCATTGCATCAAGATCAGATGTAGCAGCTCCAACCGAACCAGTAGTCCAAGTTTTGAAACGTCTGTCATCAGTTTGAGAAGAACGATAACGCACGTGTAAGAACGGACGCTTTAAGTTTCTTCCTAATGTTTGATCATACACAGATGTAACACCAGCAGGAATAAATACTCCTCTAACGTGGTTGTCAACATCTTTAATACCTCCACGAGTAGATCTGTCGTTTAAGTATTTCCAGTCAGACTTATAGAAGTCGTAAGAACCTCTACGGAAACCAGAGAAACCTAAGTTAAGCGCCATATCTTCATCGTTGTCGAATACACCGTAAGAAGTACCACCAGAACCGTAAGAGTTCATACCAGCTAACATATCGTCAATTGAAAGCATCATGTCTCTGTTACCAAATAACATATACTCTTCAATAGCACCTTGCTTGTCAAACTCTTTTAAGATCTCGTCGAAATCTGCTAATACATTTGCAGCTGTGAAGTTACTAGCAGTGTTTGCTAATAGACCGTCATAAACATTACCTCTGCTTGTTATAGCAGCGAATAAACCTTCAGTACCTTTAATAGTACCACCAGCTGTAGCGTTAGAACCAGGTGTAGTTGTGCTAGCATTATGACCAGCAAAACCACCAGCCGTAGAAGTAACTAATTCGTGCTCGATAAGAGTCATCTCACAGTAATCAGTAAATCTCATACGTGTATCGCCGGCAGCTTTTAAGTACCACATGTAACCGTTTTGTCCGTCTTCACCAGAAACTTCAACCCAACCAATTTGAGAAGCATCAGATCCAGAGATCTCATACATATCTTTCATGATGATAGGCTGATTAGTGAATGACTTGAACTGAGGCTTGTTAGCAGAAGTTCTTCCAGAGCTACCTTTGCCATACTCAGAGCCATAAACAAATAAGCTACAAGTAACATTGCTGTTTGATGCACCTACGTTACCAATGCTACCTCCAGTTAATAGAGGAGTTATAGTACACGAAGCGTGTGCTACAGCAGGAGATCCAATATTAGTAGTACCTACAGCTGAAACATAACCTTTTTCAGTTTTGTCAGCGTCAGCAATAATAACTAAATCACCTACACGAACACCTACATCTGTAGCAGCAGAAGCGCCATCAGCTGAAGCTGTACCGTTAACAAAGTTTCCATCAACGTCTTTTACGAAGACGAAGTTATAAGTTGTAAGAGGTGAAGTCGTCTGAATGTTACCTTGATAAGATAAGTGTAGACGTCCTTGCTCAGACCATACAACTTGATCAGAGGTCATTGCTTCTTCAGCTCCGACCATTTCTAAAAATCCACCTACTGTTCGATTACCAAACACTTCAGCTTCTTTTTCCATTAAATCAGGTAGAAATTGTTGTGCCCAACCCGCTGTTGTTTGCGAAGTAAAATCAATATAGTTAGTAGCTAACGCTTGTTGATTTTGTGCTGGTACACTGTTCAATGATCCACCTGGTGTGAATCCTGTTGCCATTTTTTTAAATTTTTAAATGGGTTAATAAATTATTTTCGTTTTCGCATTTTAACTTTAAACGAATCTGTAGTATCACCCAACACTTTATATTTTACTCCACCAACATTAACTTCGCTTTGAGTCTGTCTAGGATTAACTTGTATGTTTCTATCTCTAGCTACAGTCTCTTTTATAGCATCAGCTTTACCTTGCTCGTAAAAGTGTTGAGCAATTACATCTGGATTCATTGCAGTGTAAATGCTTTTGTGATAACCGTGAGCGTCATCTATGACATTCTTATCATTTAAAAACTTTTTAAATAAATTATTAGCGTCACTTTGCGTCTCTTTAACTTGAGCAACATCATTGATGTTTAATCTAAACTTCTTTTCGCCAACTTCATATTCAAAACCTTTGAAATCTTTGTTGAACACTTGATTAGTTTGATTCATAAACACTTTATGATTCTTTTGTATTTGCTCTTGTTCCGAGTTATACCTGTTGAAGAAGTCCATAGCTTTCTGTTGCTCAGGTGTTAACCTTTTGTCTCTTGCTTTGATCTCTTCATAATACTTAGACTTTTGCCCGTCTAAATAGGCTTTAGCCTCAGCAACTTGCTCTTTCAAGGCTAATTTCTTTCTACGCACCTCTACCTCTTCGTCTACTTCTTCGTCATACTTAAAATTATCTTCAAGTAAGAAGTTTATTTCGTCATAGGTTAAATGTGGTTTTGTTTTTTTATAATACTCTATTAAAGCATCTTGACCATCTAGCTCGTCAACATTTCTGTTTAAAGCTACATAATCATTTATGTCTCCACCTGTTTCTTCCATAAACTGCATTAGTTTTTGAATATTTTCAGGTAGTTCTACCGTTTCATTTACTTCTTCAACTTCAGCAACGGGTTGCTCAGCTTGAACGGTCTCTTCCCCTTGTGGTACTTCTTCAACCACTTCTTGTAAAGCTGGGGTTTGTTCATCTGCAACCACGTCTGTTGTTTCTTGCTCTTTATCGGCATTGTCTTCTTTTTTAGTTAAATCAACTTTAGTTACCTCTTCTTCTACAGGTTTAGTTAAATCAACTTTAGCTATACCCTCTGTAGTTTTTTTACTAGGTCTACGTTTTTTAACTTTAATCTTTTCAACCTTTTCATCTACGACAGGTTGTTCTACTTTTTCTTTTTCTTCCATAATATAATATAATTAGTTACCTACTTGTGGATTAAACTTATCTAATCCTATTCCACCTCCGAGTATATCATTACCCGAAGACTCAAACTTTTTACTTGTTTCTTGCGGTGGTTTGGTCTCGCTACTAGCCATGCTTGGTGCGTTTAACTTTTGATTAAGCTCAAACTCAAACTGCATTAGTTCTTTTTTCAAAGCAACTTCTTGCTGTAAATAGTTTATTTTATTTTGCGATCTAGTATTTTCTAGCTCACTATCAAACTGCATCTTCTGTTGATTTTTTTGCATTTCAGCTTGAGCAGCGGCTTGCTGTGCTTGACCTTGAGCAGCAGCTTGAGCTTTCATATTCTCTTGTTCTCTCTTTTGATCCCGCTCGGCTTTTTGTCTTCTTCTAAGCTTTAACAACTGATTAGCTAACTTAATATTTTTTATCTCTCTAAGATCAATAGCATCTTCAAGATCTATGAGTTGTTGCGTTAAAGCTGTTGTTATATTGTTTTCTAAAAATTGTTTTTCTTCTTCGTCTGGCTCCATTTCTAAAAATATACCAAAGTCATATAAATATAGCTCTGACATTTCAGTTAACGTAGCTACATTATGAGCACCTATAGCTTGTATGAAAGCGTTTTTAGTAGGAGAATACTCTATAATATCTGATATTCTCAAAGACACTTGCTCTGCAACTTCAGCTGTTAAATACATCGACGCTAACATTATATGTCTAGTTGCTACGTTTGAGTTAGCGGCAGCTAGCTTTTGTATACCAACCAATGACTTAGGATCAGGAACACTAGCATCTCTAGCTTCGTTTAATCCGGTTACGTCACGAATCATTTGCAGATAATAGTTGTAATTACCTATCAACGCTTGCATTTTATTACCAGCACCTTGACCGTTAGATATTTCCTTTATAGGCACAGCGCCAGGGTTTGGATCACCATCGGCATTTATTGACCTACCAATAACACTACCTGTTTGGAAAAACATATTTAAAGCTTCTTGCGGGTTGTATGCTGTTCCATTACCAAGATCTACTTCAGATATACCATCAGCGTCTAAGTATACACCGTCAGGTGTCATACGTGACATAACTTGTTGTAGCTTTAAGTGTGTAAGCTGTATCATGTCTGCAAAACCAGTTATACGACTTACTAAGCTTTCAATTCTACCATTGTACATTCTAGGAGCTACGATACTATAGTTCATTTTAACTTTGTTAAAATCACTTTTGTCTCTAATCATATTTCTAGCCATCTCCCATTTTAGCAACTTATCTGTGCCTAGTACTATAGCTCCTTCAAAAACAACCTCTACGATTCTAGCTGCTTTACTAAAATTAGTCTGCCTGTCAGCCGGTGGATTAAAGCTATCATCTTTTCTTATAGCTTTTTCAGTACCAGCTGATGTTTCTTTTATTTTATAAACATCGTTCATATACGTTTTATAGTTAAAGTATAGTATCTGAACTTTGTTTTTATCATTAACTTCTCTATATGTATATCTACCGCTAGGTCTTTTAGCAGAAGAGTTAATGTCTTTTAAATCTTCTTGTGTTAAATGTGGAAACTGTCTAACAACTTCATTTATAGGTATTGTTTTAACTTCACCTACGTAATATATATCTTCAAACTCTGGAGACTCTGTGTGTGAATAAACTACGTTAGCTGGATCTACATACTCTACATTAACACCTTCGCTAAAATTAAAGTTAGTTTTAACACAACCTATACCTAATACAGTTATATCTTCTATAAGTCTTTTTCTAATTAAATCATAGTTGTTACCTTTAAGCAAAACTTCAATAGCTTGTTCGTTAGCTATTTCAGCGGCTTGCTTGTAGTTTAACTGCATGTGTAGCTGTAACTCTTCTTCAGAACCTGGTATTTCAGTATCTTTATTTTCGTTTAAGTTGGCATTAAATAACGCTGCGGCTTTATCATTAAAAGCTTTTGCTTGCATGTCTCTTAATAGAGACTCCATATATTCTGTTCTTTTATTAACGCCGTACTGATCTTGAGAGTGGCATTTAATATTATAGGATCTACTAGTTAAACCATTAACAACTATATCTACAAATTTAGGAATTATAGGAACTGGCTTCCAGTCTAAGTTTAAATAGCTCAAGTCACCATTTATTGATAACTCGTCTTTGTATTTTTGTATTGGTTGCTCGCCTCTAGCGTAAAGCCTTAGCTTATGATATGCGCTTACAGTATCTAAATACTTACCAGCGTTATTACCTTGAAACCACTCTTGCTCTATAGCTCTTGCAACCTCTAAACCATAGCTGCTACTAAGCTTTTCTAGGTCACTAACTACCTGAGATGGAAAATTAACATGTACTGACTCAGTCATATTTAATTGTTTATTATTCTCGAAGAATATCCGTTGTTATTATACTTTGAAATTTTAAGGTTTATAGGTTTTATTTCTTTTTCAAACTTAGGTGTATATAAATGCCTATTGCAAGCCATAATAGCTAAACCACTACTTATAGAGGCGTCATGCTTAGTTCTTCTGTTTATATCAAACTTAGACCAATCATTTAAGGTTTCGTTAAAATACATAGTGCCATAGTTGCCATCACCTAAATGTCCTACAAAATTATTTATATACATCTCAATAGCAGCGGCGTGTGCTTGCTTTATATCTTCACTAGAGTTTGGTATACCACCTATTTCTTTTTCAGTAACAGATAATTTATTCCAAACTTTATCTGGTCTGTTCATACTAAAACCTCTGTAGCCTCTTCGCTTGAAGTGATACAAAAGTCTTGGCTTATTATTTTCCGCAAGTAATGGCATACCATAAAATACGCAGGCCATTAGTATATCTTCAAAAAATATTTCAGCGGTTTGTGGTCTTGCTATGTATTCTAAAAAAAATGAACTAGGTGGAGCATCTTCCATGCTAAACTTAGTTAATCCATGAAGAGATCCGTTGGATCCTCTACCATCAACAGTACCGCTAATATCATAACTATCGCAGCCAAAAGCGCCAATATGCTCGTTACCTGGGTACTTAATTCCATTTTTTATCAATACTTTGTTTTGAAGGCTTGCAGGCGGAACCCAACTTATTTTAAACCTACCATTCAAGTCTGGGTTAAAAACAACTTGAGTATCTTTAACACCGTTGACCCAGCTAAAACTTCCAGTAGTAACATGTGCGTTATGTCTGCTTCCTTCGTTATAATCTATTTGCTCGTATATCTTAATAAGATTAAACAAGCTATTTTTTGTTTCATCCCTAAACGCGTGCTCAGTAGTTCTTGGAAACTGTCTGTAAAACTCGTTTAATGCGTCTTGATCATCTTTTAATCCTTCAGCTTCATTTTCCCAGTGATTTATTACACCGTAATCTATCAATTGATTATCGGGTCCGAATACATCATGATCTGGGTTATTAAATACAGGTTGTCCGTATTGGTCAATAAATCCTTCATAGTTCCATTCCATTGGGATAAACAAAGAATATAAACCAGACTTTGTTTGTCCATTACGGTTTCTCTTTGTAACGTCTGAATCATTGTATAACTTTTTAAAATTATGACCACCTTTATCCAGCGCATTACTAGTACTACCCATCATACACTTACCTATAATTCTACTACCAAGACGTAAACAAGTTTTTGTTACACGCCAGTTGTTTAGTATATTATCAGGCCTCTCCCATTTACCACTTTCATCGTGAACTAGCAAATTAAGTTTTTCACCGTCATAGCTGTTATCACCTGTATTTTTCCAATCAATAGTAGTGTCAAGTCCAACCAGCTCTTCCTGCTTTTCGTTCGCCGTAATTTTTTTACGCGTAAACTTACTTGCAGGAACGCGATAAGCAAGTTCACTTTTAGGTCTGTCCATACCGTCTTGTATCGGTTTGAAAAAGAACGGATAGTTGATCGATATTGGAACAACCTTGTCTGTAAACATTTTCTTAGCATCAGCACCACTTTTTGATAGTATTCCATATCTAGCATCACTCGATATAGTAGCTAAGTTAACTGTTTCAGCAGAACTCATAAAAGAAAAACCACTACGTCTGTTTTTCAAATAGCACATTCCGTAGCATCTAACGTCAGCTTTACAAGCCTCCCAGAATATAAAAAATAATCTGTTAGCTTCACGAAAGTCTGGTGCACCAACATCAATTTTGCTCCATTGAAGATACATGTAATGACTGCCAGTTATATAAGTAGGCTTGCCATTGTTCATGAACCAATAACCTTCTTCACGACGCTTAAACTCTTCGTCTATAAAGTCGTACCACTTATCTTTGCTTTCTTCTGGGTAAGCTCGCCAATCAAAAATGTTTTTAAGCTTGCTTAATTCTTTTGGGTACTCTACTTTTTGCCACTTGTTGTTATGCACTCGCAGCTGTTGCGGTTCAGACGGCAGCCCAATTCGCAAACCTTGAATCTCCAGTATTTGTCCAATGCGTCCAGTTTTAGAGATAACCACGATATTATGTTCTTTATCATATCCATATTTCCATTTACGTTTTTTGTTAAGTCGACTTATAGTTGTCTTCTTAACTGGTTCAACAATTTTATATAGTGTTTGTTTGTACATTATTTCGATCTGCCTTCCGCGAAGCCTTTAAATACTCGTTCTTCTTTCTCTTCAGATGCCTTTCCTTCCAAAATATTTTCTTCTTCTTGTATGCGGTTGAGTATTTCAAATGCATCAAATATAGCTAGCTTTTTAGTAGCTGCAGCATTTTTTAATCTATCAGCAGATATATCATCGTCACTATCAACAATAGCCTCTTTAGCTACTTTAATTAACTCTTCAACTGCTTTATGCCCAGCTTGGATTATACGCTTCTTCGTTTCTTTTACCTTCATATTTCATTGTAATAAATTGCTTCATAATCCTATACATTCTTTTACCTTCTATGACAAACTCATATTCGTCATTAGGTGAAAAACCTACAACATCTCCTTCGTTAAAGTCTTCATCTTTCATAGCTACAATACCTACCATAGGTTTCTCTGGGCTTAAACTATATTTCCAATCGTTCTTAACTGGAAGTACAAACGTATATCCTTTTACAGGCTTCCAATCATCGTGTCGCTTGTAAGCAAATATCTGCTCAGCATCAACCATATATGTATCTTCGTTTATGAAAGCTCTACTATTCTTTTCTCTTCCTTTAACATCTAGTATTCTTCTAAAAACGTTATGATGTACTATTATAGTATCACCTACTTTTATCTCAGTTTCATAAGCTAAAGGCGTAGATACAACAACAGCTTGTCTATTGACATACTCGTGATTAAACACTTCGCTGTTAACTATCAAGCTTTTGCCATCAATGTCTACAGAGTTACTGTATCTTTCGCCTACAGGCTTTATAATAAAATAAAAAGGGCTTTTCACTAATACTCTAGATTATATTCAACAGATATAGCCATGTTTTTATTAAAGTCTTTCCAAGGTATAACTACTCTGTTTTTTCTAATGTATATAGAGTATTTATCTTTTTCTTCAATAATATCGCATATAGTGTGACCACCGTACACTTCTTGCCCTACAGCATAATGCATAGAGTCGTTTTTATAATCTTTACCTATTGTTATTTTACGAATTATGTGATTCGTCTTTGTATTTAATTGTTCCATCTTTAATATCAATATCTACTGTTCCGTATTGCTTTTCTAGTTCTTCTTGCAAATCTTGGATCTTACTGTTTATCTCTCCGTAAACGTGAAGTAGCTCATGGTTTCTAGCTTGAATAGTACCAAGGTCAAATGTTACCTTGTTTATTTTTGATACTAAAGATTGCATTGAAGTTAATTGTTCCTGTGTAATTTTTTCAGGGCGAAGAGTTTTAGTCTTCGCAGTTTTTCTTTTTGCCATTTTATTAAATTAGTTAGTTATTGTTTTACTTCTTTGTCATTTTTTTTAGACGATCCTCCAAAGAAAAAGTCAATGATCGTATTTACTTTAGCACTCATAGCGCCAAATATCGTTGATATAAAGCTAATTTCAAATTCACCTAGCTCTATACTTTTTGTAACAAAATAATTAAACATTACAAATGTAATACCAAAGTATGCTACAGTAAATAACGTTGCTAATACTTTTTGAATAATAGCATCGTCTTTATACATATCACGA